TTAAGATTCCTGTAATATTTTTTGTATTTTACTCTCAAACTCGTTTTGGTTTGGATGTCTATCTATATATTGAGCAAATGATATATCATTTTCTAGTTCTTCACATTTTTTATCTAAAATTGACAACAATGATTCCCCATTAATTATTCTTTGAAAATCCTTCTTGTTAAAATCTATGATATATATCTTATCCTCTTTTTTTTCATGAAGCATGTATATTTTTTTCACTAAACCCACTCCATCATTCCATCCCTCTCCGCCTATTCCTTTCCATGAAACTAATATTGCAACATTTTTATGTGATATGCTAATTAGGCTATAAAATTTTCCTATATATGTAACACCTACTTGATCTTGATAATTCTTACATTCGCAAATTATATTTTTATACCTTTGATCAATAACATTCCCTAAGAACACTTTATACTTTTCTCTTACTCTTAAATATAAATCTATTTCATTGGTAGATGTTCCTAGGTTTTCATAAGATTCAAATATATCCCCTGTGTAAGCAATCATACTTTTTAATAGTAGCTCTAATATTTGTCCTTTTTTTCTTGTTGTTTTTGCCTGAGACAACCCCTTATATTCTGTTACTCCATTAATATCTTCACATTGGTTATACATTTCAACAAATCGATTTTTATGTTTTGGATCCAAACAACTTATAGTACTTAATGGTGCTATCTTATGTTCAAGATTATTTAATAATTTTGCCAATTCAAATACATCAACATCTTCAGAACTTATTCCCATATCTATAATACCTTATATATTAAATACGTATTTTTCTTTGCAGCAATATACTTTTTACAATTATCGCAATATATCTCTTCTGGTATCTCAATTAATGTTTTATAAACCTCTCCTAACATTTTTTTGCATTCACCACAGTTTACTTCAAAATACGATTCTAAAACATTTCTTTTCTCCAGTTCATCAAAAATAATATATATTTTTTCAATTGATATATGTGTTTTTCTTTTAAAAGCCCCTGGATAAATCCATTGTCCAGGTCTATAATGTAATAACATGTCACAAAAAATTTTGACTTTTTCATCATCTATATCATTAGATTTTAATACGCTCTCCAACACTGGTAATGTAATTTGTAACATGCTCCATTCTCTCCTTTCCCACATTTTCTTGTCTTGTGCTTGAATAATGTTGTAACAAATCTATCCCTAACCCATTATAATTCATTGTGAACTTTACTTCAAAATTATACTTTTTAAATAAAAATGTTATCCAAGGATATATCGAAAGTTCTTCTTTCTCATACAAGAACTCATCCAATGCTTTTTTTAATTCTGGTACACTATTCAATTCCTTTTCATAAGTATCCATTATAGCCTTAATTTCTGACATAAAAGGCAACTGTTTATTTTCATTTTTTCCTATTGAAACCGTTGCAGCTCCACCTGTTTCCATTTCCATATGCTGTTCAGCAACAATCACACCGTCATTTTCTCCATTTACCCTTATATCTTCTATAATATCAGCTAAATCAAGATTTGTTGCATTCCTATCTATATATGTTTTTATCCAAGCTATTAAATTTTTTATATATTTTTCTCTATCTACTAAAAAAATAGTTTCTATGACATCGAATCTCACTTCAATAAGTTTTGTTAACTTTGAAATGCAAATCAATGCAACATTTCTTTTCATTCTTTGTTTTCCAGTTGTATCTATCGTTTCTAATTGAGTTACAAATTTCAAATAATAGTAAGTTTCATCCTCTTTCATGATTGGATGTGCAATTGTTTTTTCTAATTCGTTTGGCTCGCCATTTGGATCAAAAACAGATATTACATTTCTCTCAAGACATTCTTCTATAATACTTTTAATATCTAATCCATCTGATAATTGCATATATGTTGAATATTTAAAATATTTTTCATATTCCCAATTTTCAATATATTTTATTAATCGACTGTCTTTTTCTAAACAAAAAGCAATTCTATTATAATCCTCTTTGTCACCCACAAAAATTTTATCTGTTTCTTTCTTGTTTTTTGTAGCAATTCCATCTCGTATTAAATTATTAGCCATTTTTATTTTCATTATTCTTGGATAATAATTTTCTATTGTCTCTATTGTGTAACGATATATGTTGTCATTAGCCATTCTTCTCTCTCCCAACATTTTTTTCTTCCATTATATTACACTCGTCTAATTATTCAATATAATCTGACGTAAAATGTCGGAATATGAGATAATATACATATCTTAATTAATGTAAACAGGCTTGTTTTCGTCCCAACGTTTCAAGTCTGTTTTTTATTTACTCGCATTATAAAGAACGTATGTTCTTATTTCAATATGCAAAATAAACAAACTTTTTCTCTTATTTTTTTATTATCATAATTCATATAAAATGTCGAAAGCCAGTGAAATCAATCACTGGCTTTCTCGTTATTTTTCATATACACTTACATATTTTTCTGCTGCTGTGATATACAATCCAGATTTAAGCTCGTACATACTACCACCGCTGACCTTGATAGGTCCGTCTGCAATGGTAAAGACTTCATTCTTCTGTACTCTTCCGGCTACTGCTGACTTATCCCAGCTTGGAGATTTTCTCACCGCAAGATCATCCACCAGAACTTTCACATACTTCTTTTTCTCCGGAAGTTGCACCGGTGCAACTGGCTTTGGTGCCGCCTGCACATAATCTGCTAATGCATATGCAATTGCTGTGCAGATCTGCTCAAATTTCTGCTGATATAAGGATGCATCCGGATCATTTACAAAGCATACCTCAATCAACATAGATTTTGCTTTGGTCTTTCTGATTACATATAATCCGCTACCCTCTTTTACTCCACGATTTGCAAATCCAAGAGCTGCGATATGATCACAGACTTCTACTGCATCCGGGTACTGTCTACCTTTATAAGTGTACACTTCCACGCCGTGACCAGCTCTCTTCGCATCATTATTAAAGTGGATGCTAATAAAATAATCCAGATCAGTACGGTTTGCCATGTTTACCGCCTGCTGCAAATATGCAGACTGTGATGCGGCCTTATCTACCGTGCAAGGCACAACATCCACACCTGATGATTTAAACATCTCAGTCAATCTGCTGCACACTTTTCTTGTTTCAACGCTCTCTACGATTACACCCGATGTGCCTGATCCTGATCCTGATAATGTATGTCCCGCGTTTAATCCAATTCTCATAACTTATTTTTCCTCCTTATTAATGTACTGTTTAAATAACTGGTGCAGTCCTGTGCTTGCTAAACCGCTGAATAATCCACTTAATAAAATAGGTGCTGTAATTGTCCATCCGTTAATCCAGATTGCCAAAATGATGCCAAGAGCAGCACAAATAGTAGGAATATACTTGTTGTCTACATCCTTAATCCACTTTTTCACGACATAGCCTACACAAAGGCAAATGCCTACGATCACCGGCACCATAAATTCTGTTAAAAATCCTAAATCTGTCATGTTTAAATCCTCTCTTTCTGCTTCAGATGAAGCTCTTCAATCTCGTTTTTCATCTTTGTGACCATTCCATTTCCGCCCAACGCATGATAGGCCTCGTACATTTCCATAAAATTCTGGTAGGCATAGGATGGAATTTCTTTGAGAGCCATGTATTTATCATGGTACTCGATCAGCTGTACTCGAAGCAAAAGCATCGTTCCTCTACTATTCGCATCTCTGTCTGACTTCTGATTTTTCAAAAGCCACACTATGTATCCCATTAATGCGGTCAGAACGATAGGCAAAGCAATCGTGTACGTTTCTTTTAACATCTCCATTGGATTATCTTCCTTTCTTCTGTATATAAAATATTATATGTCTATCCGTTCTCCCATTTGTGCCATTTTGCAACGCAAAAAGCGCCGGACAATTAATCTGATAGACTAATCATTCGGCGCTATGGCACTGCTTTATTTTGTTGCTATTATTATACACCACAATTCATATAAATCAAATATTTTAAATCACAATTCTGTGATTTTAAGAAAATGTACCGATTTTATGAATTTACATTATCAAGCTATTGAATTATAATTCTAATTTTATAGACCACGAACCAGAGCAAGCCCACCTGCAATAATTGCCGTAACAATTGACTCCACAAGTAAATCCTCCTTTCATTTTTATGCCCTTTATTATGAACTGTGTCAAAAAAAGATGCCCCCCTTTTCGGAGCAAAAAGCAAAATTTACTTACCGACAGCCAGCCATTGTACATAATTATCAACATAATCTGCTGCGTAGAAATCCAATGAAACTTTTCCACCGGAAATTCTTACATTTTTAAAGGCGTTAAAGTATCCATTGCCTTCATCATTCCAGCAGTTTATCTGAAGAGCGATTATCGTTGAAAAGCCAGTATTAAATGAGGTGGAACGCCACGTTTCACCATTCAAACCTGTATTGTAGTTACCAGATTTATAAGTCACTTTGTTAGCATCGTACTGGGCTTTTGTGTACAGACCATAGGAGTTTGGAGAACCAATTACATCGTTTCTTCCTTGAATCCTGCCATCATCGTATGAGTTAAAAGGGAGAACTGTATCAGCACCAGAGCTATCAACAAAGTGAAGCTTTTTATCCTTTCCGACATATGTATTTATGTTAGTTAAACTCTGGGAGACATCCTCTATCGCTTCTTTATTATTAACTATCGCTCCAGTCACGGTACCGTCCCCGATTTTTGATATATCCGCACTTCCAAGCTTCGCAATAACACCTGACATTTTATCAACAACCCAATTCAAAGCATTGACAAGATTAGTTTTCACTTCTGTTTTTAAAGATTCCAACGTTCCGATCTGCTTTTGTAAATTTCCGGCTGCATCCTCAGATAACTGACCTTTTATATCATTGAACCATGTTATAAAATCTGCCTGCTCCGATGCTTTAAATCCGGCAAGATCAGCTTGCACTTGCTGGTATAATGTTGTTGTATCAAATTCGCTGATTGCCGATATAATGCCGCATCTTGCAGTTTCATAACGTGTGTCCGTAATTCTCTGATTGGAAATAGCGGAAGAATTTTTATTTACAAATAAATCTGCTAATCCTAATTCCCAAATAGATTCTGTTCTTGTAAGCTTTGGTCTTAAAGGACTTGCTGCAGGTATGCCCTCTACAATATATAAATCGCAGATTCTCTCCGAATCATTATCATTCCATCTTAAGACCACAGTATCAATTCGATCGTAATTAGAATCTGCTGCCTGAATTGCAAGCGTCCGCTGATTTTCTTCCAGTTTCAACCCTCCTGCACAAATTGCAAAACCAGGATTAACAACAACATTCATTCCACTACCTTCTTCGACCTGCAGATTGGTAGATGGGTTTGGTAAAACCCCATCAGTTAATAATTTAGCTATCAATTTTCTAAGTGGTGCGGAAGTGATCGCACGATCATACACCGGTGTTCCATCACTCTCAAATGTGACATGTGAATCAAAAGGAAATCCTATCATAATTTTTGTCCTCCTCTATCTTTTTAAAATTATTGGTGTACCAAATTCCATTGTCATGCTCCACTGTCCAGATTTCATAACCTCATAACAGCCAATTAATCTAGCTTGAGCCGACAAATCCATTTCCGGAATTTCTATGCTGCACAAATCTCCTAAATCAAAATCTGTTCTGTATTCGTAACTACTCTCCATTGCGTCAAATTCAACATTAATAATTTTAGGATATCCGGTTAATGCATTTAGTGCCTCATTATCCATAGCAACAGCCAAGTCGCTGCTTGTATACTCATTTCTATTTAACGTGGAACTATTTGACAAAAACCAATACTCATCATCACAAGACGCAGCATTGAAAGTAGCTCTCGAAACATAAGTAGTAACATCATTATCTGTTTGTTCATTTGTATTTAGGCAGGCATTTTTGTATTCTGTATCATCAATCAAAATATTTGGGTTCTTTATATTTCCGTATTTTGTTGAAAAAATAATCGGATTATTTCCATCTGCATTATTTTCCGTCCGGTCAAAGCCACTCCATACTTCAAATTTTTTATTACTTTCCACGAAATCGTAAAGTACTCTATAAGACATACCTGATGGTTTTAAGATGTCATAGATCTTCCATCCGAGTAATTCTCCGTTGCGATAATGCACAGAATCTTTTCCTCTTCCAAGCGATATACCTGAAATAATATTTAGATTAGAACTTGCACTTGCGGTAGTTAACTTTTTAAAGGCATTGAAAAAGGCATATGCCACATCCTCTGCTTTTCCACTCTGAAATGGCCAAGAAGGAGCATTTATCACATTTGATGCACCGTTCTGAAATACAACATGTCTGTCTAATGTTTTTTCCATGAAATACCCGCTCAACTGAATATATTTATACTGCTGTTGCCGGACGTAATTTATTTGTGTTATCTTTCCAAGTTCTGGTCTGTCTTTTGTGTAAATATACCTCATTGACGAATTATACTGCTCTATCGGAATCTGTATGGAGAACGTTCCAGCTTCGTGGAATTTCCTGCTCCATTGTAAATTTGTTGACCGTATTAATGACACTATCTGATAATTTTTATCTAGTGCGATCGTATTAAAGCCTTTCATGATCCCTCCTAAATTGCCCCATAAAGTTTATTATAATAAATTGAAACATTCATAAGATTGCTTCCGGTGTCTGCGTCAAAAGAAATTTCAGAACTTCCAACCGGAAGCTCCATATCATCAAATGCTGATGTTCTATCACAGTGTCCTATAAAATTAACACCGTTCTTTTTTACCGTTGGTGGATTCTGTGTGAAATCAATAATAATAACATCATTTGCTTTCATATTATCCAGAACTCTGACATAGTTATCATTAATAATGATTTTAGGATTCACAACATCCCCATTTGCTGATATCACTGCTTTGCAGTATGTCTCTACATCTCCATCATTGTCGAGCAGCACTTTTTTAGCAAAATTGAATTTACCACCAGTGATTCCCTTTGGCGTGCCACTTGTTATACTGCACAAATATGGAAATCCACACATTCCGACCACAGAAGCAATATTTTTGCCAAAATTATCATAACTTTTAAAAAACGGATTTGGACTTAACAATGTAATGCTCATTTCCATCGCCCGGTTTACATTTTGAGATGGAATGCTAAATTTATAAATTTTACCTTCCACCCATCTGGTGATGCCCATGTATGTTATATACATTTTATAATCGAATTTAGGATTAAAAAATGATATTGCACTCTTCCTCAAAACATCATTCAGATATGGATTTCGTGAAATAGCAGTCACAGTCCTATCTTTCGGTGCGATTCTGTCAGAGACAATGATTCCGCCATCTCCCACGGCATTATCTACCGTGGTGATGTCGTTTTCATATGAACCAAATCCATCCAAACCTTTTGATGGAATTTTCCAATCTGTTCCATCTATTAAAAATTCTCTCTCATCACTTCTCACAAAGCGAATACACACTTTAGTATCCATACGCGCCCCTCATTAATCCCTGTTTACTTTCAACTCTTACTGCTCTTGCAAGCTCGTCAGGTGTTGAAATCTGCTGATTAACATTAATTGTCTGATTGAAGTTTCCTAATCCGGTGCCAACACCATTACCACCCGACATTCCAGCACTTACCGTTGAAATGCTTGCATTAATGTTCTTTGTAATACCGTCTGTGCTCATAAGATCCTGTATACCATCATCAAAACCAGCAACACACATCTCACCCAGATATTTAAACTTACGCGATGGTGAATGGATTCCAAGGGCATCTTTTGCAGCATTAAACAGATTTGTCGCAAGATTTTTTACATTTCCGGTCAACCAATCCCAGCCCGCTTGTATTCCGCTCCAAATTCCATCAATAATATTCTTACCGATACTTCCCCAATCCATCTCTTTAAAATTGTTTACAAGGCTAGTAAACAATTTCGGTACGGCTGCCAACAATTTTACTGTGTTTGAAATCATAAATTCCGCCAATTTTACAAGGATATGAACAGCAGCCTTTAATAACTGCGGTGCATTTGAAATTAATGCCGATACCAACCGTGCAATGATAATTGGTGCAGCCTCTAACAATTTTGGAAGTGCATTTAAAATTCCATCCACCAACGAAACCAGCAAATTAATACCAGCCGTGATTATATTTGTCAGTGTACCAGGTTCTGTTATTGCCATTGCTAATGATATCACAGCATCAACCCCAGAAGATAATAAATCTGGCAGTTTTTCTGCTATACCATTCACAAGATTAAGCAATATCTCACTACCACTACTGAATACAGAATCCGCATTATCGGTGATTCCTGATATTAATGTTGTGATTATGTTATAAGCAGCCTCTCCAAGCATTGGAAGCAGTGATAAAATTCCCTCTGAAAGCGTATTAAGAATTTCTGCCCCACCACTCAAAAGTTCCGGTAAATTTTCGTTCAAGCCAGTTACAATAGATGAAATCATGTTTACACCAGACTGTATTAAATCTGGCAGAACATCATTCGCCAATTCTGGGATTCGATCAATAATAATCGGAACTAATTCCTCAACCAGATTTCCGACACCATCCAGAGCGATTTCTACTCGTGGTAATATATTTTCTGCTACAGTTCCAACAGAATTAACAAAATCTTCTACAAGTTGGTCGAAATTCTGATTGTCATCAGCAACACCGATAAGCAAATTCTGCCATGATGCTTTCATGGCTCCGACACTACCTTGAATTGTCGTGCTTGCTTCTTTCGCAGTCGTACCTGTGATACCTAATTCATCCTGAATCACATGGATTGCAGAATAAACATCGCTTAAGCTGTCCAGATCATACTCAACACCCGATAACGCTGTTGCATCTGCAAGAAGTCGTTCCATCTCTGACTTCGTACCACCGTATCCAAGTTTTAAGTTATCCAGCATCGTGTAATTCTGTTTTGCAAATCCCTGGTAAGCATTCTGGATGGATTCCATTGACGTTCCCATCTTATTTGCATTATCTGCCATATCAATAACGGCTTGATCTGCAATTTGAGCCGCTTCAAGTTCACTAGATGTACTCTGTTTTAAAGATGCGGCAAACCCGGAAACTGTATCCATGTACTCATTAGCAGACAGGCCGGCTGTTTTATATGCCTTGGAAGCGTTATCCATGACCTCGTTTTGTGCGATCATAAGTTTTCCATATTCTTCTCGCACTTCATTTACACTTTTTCCAACGCTATCGGCATAATCCCATACGCTCTGGCCGCCAGCTCCAAATAAAGTCTCGACACCGCCTACAAGCTGTTCATAATCTGCATAGGCACTGACCGCTGCCGTTCCGATTGCAGCAATCCCTCCGGCCGCCGCCGTAACTCCTGCAGTTATTCCGGCAGTAATTGTTTTCATGCCATTGACCGTTATGCCACCCAGTGCACTGACGCCCTTTTTAAATCCATCTGTTAATAACTTTGTATCAAAAACTAAAGATCCATCAGACCTTCACTGGTTCACCTCGCATTCCTAGTTGAAAAGATTGCTGAATTTTTCATCTTCTTCCAACTCAGTTTCTGTTTTCCTATCAATTTCCCATGCTCTACGCATTTCAGAATATATATCTCTATCTTTATCCTGATTCTTCTCATAACAGCGATATCCCATGACTTCACGAAGTCTTGTGCTGTCGTTAAGTCCTCGTATCAAAGCTAAAAACTTATACCAGTGTAATTCGTCCACTTCAAACAAATCAATGCCGTATTGCCCTAAAACTGCACTGTATATGAGATCACTATCAAGTTCATAATCCAATGTGATTACGTTTCGATGATAAATATCTCTTGGTAATGGTGTTTCCGGTCTTGAAAAAGCAAATAATTCATTCAAATTACAATGCGCCGGCATTTCATTTTTAAATAAATACGAAACATCGATATTTTCTCCACGCTTCAGCTTTGTAACTTCGATTTCAAATCGCATCCAGACACGAAAATCTGTATATATAGAAAAATCACTACCGCCCACTCTGACGGTGTTTGGTAGTGATTTTCTTGTAAGATCAAGCATTGGCTGCACCCGGAAGATTAGCCATTGCTGTTGCGCTGTTTACCAGATTATTAATTTTATCAATCTGCGCCGAATTTAAAGTTGCTCTCATTTTCTCCATCTTATAATCATTTAAAGGCTTATTATAAGCATCATTGATTTTCAGTACCGTGATGGATAAATCCGACAGATCGATTTCATCCAGATTATCCGATTCCAAAATCTCTTTTGCATTCGCCTCACCCAGAATATCTTTTACAAATTCATGCAATTTTTCAAATTTCTGTCTTGCCTTGATGTTAAGATTGTCCACTTTCAAAACTTCATCCAGCTTATTCATAACCGAAACTGTCTTTTTCGGTAAATCATAGCTTCTACTGTTAATAATTACTGTATAATCCATAAATCCTCCTAAGTCGCGCTATCCGCGGTATATGTCGGTACTCCATCGCTAACCGTAACAGTACCTCGATCAATGTGGTTAATTGAAAAACTAAAATAAATCTTCTCTGCAACGGAATCAAAATGATCCAGCGTTAAAGTTGCTTTTGTTTTCCATGCCCTGAATTTAGGTGTTCCTTCTGATCCAATGTTTCCATCAAATACAATAAGCAGATCTTTTTTCACGTCCTCACCAGTCGGCAAGTTGAAAAACATATCATACAGATAATCAAATGCCGCATCTCCCTTGTTTGCCTGTAACTCCTGCGCAAGTGATGGTTTGTAGTATTTAATATCTGTTGTTGGGATTTCATCCTCAATAAAATCGTTATCCTCGGTCTGTGCGTTCAAAACCAAGTCAAATACTGTGGATTTTCCAATTCTCGCCCACGAAGGTGTTAATACCGATGTCTCGGCAGTGTTCAAAAATGGAATAGTTCTATGTTTTTTTAATCTTGTTAATTCTGCCCTTATGATACCTCTCTTTCTCGTAAATAAGTGATGGACAACGCCATCTGATATAATGTATCTTTGTCACTGGCTTCCATCGGATATGGATTTCCAGTAATGGAAAATCTGGTCACTGTTCTATTTTTATCAAGTGCTGGAAATGCATACGTGTAAGAGAAATCATCCGCCCAATATGTTAAATCTTCCAACCATTCATCAGATTCTTTTCTCTCTGACCTGGATCCGGTTGACTGGCGCGCCATAAAATTATAATATTCTGTAATCTCACAGCTACCGTCATTCATTTCCCTTAATTCTCTGGATGGTGATTTAAAAAGACCATACTGATCGGACCCGTCTGATACATGGTTCATATCAATTGATAAACCCTCATAATTGCTAAGCAATTTTACAATGTATTGTGAGATAGTCATCTTAGCCTCCATTTGCAATTTTCTTGGCACCTTCAAGAATTTGATTTTTATATTGCTGCTTCATTCGGTCGAACCAATAATTTCCACGTTCCGGTGCTTCGTGGAAATTTGCTGGCATATAATACCATCGTCTAGCATATGGTGTGCGATACTTAATCTGTCCGCTTCCAATCTGCGTATTTAAGTGACCGGATTCAATTAAAATATTCTCTCTCTTTGGCACCTTCGGCTCACATAACCGGAGACATTCAGAATCAATAAACTGTTGCACTCTTCCATTCTCTTCAAGTCCCCGTTTTTTTATCGCGGCAGAAATATCGCAGATAAATTTAAACATATTAGGCATTACGCCACCACCACCTTAATGTTTTTGCAAAAATCACGATTGGAATTGTCGTTTATAGACTGTATCATTCCCGATTTTGGATATCTCTTCATCAAATCAGAAATTCTTTTCCCTTTGACATCCTCTACAACGTCCTCGACTGCTCCATACACAATGCAATCCTCCTCATTAGCAGAATTGAGCGTCAGTCCCTCATAAGTGCCATTCGGGAATGTTACGGACGCGTACCGGGCAATGCTGATTTTTCCGTTTTCATTTTTCTTTTCGGTTTTATCAGACCACTGTACGCCTTTTACAACTGTTCTTTTCCATTCTGAATCATAAATTTTGTTGTAAATCGTAACTGTATCGGTAAATAATCCACTCATAACGCACCTGCCAATCCCGTACCAGAAAGACCACCTCTCGTAATCGATATAAGCTGTGATTCTTTCTCTGCAACTGTAGTAATCTTATATGATTCGGAATATCCATCATTGCTGACAGATGAAACTCCTGTTCCCATCCCAGTAGATTCCTGCATATAAAGTGCATTTATCAGATCACAGACGGTATTCTGTATCTGCACATGCACCTGCTTCTGAAAGTACGTTGCCGATGCTTCGTCATAAGTATCTTCAAACTTTCTCGCCCTCATATGGGTATGTACATCCAGTTTAGCAGATGCTTTTTGCAGAAATGCTGGAAAATCATCTTCCGGAACATTCGTATAAAGGGAGCTGTAATGCTCCCAATCAATATAAGGCATATCAAGCTCCCTCTCTTTCCTTAGGCAGTCTTGCCTAATAATTTAATTCCTTTCAGCACACCAGCCATCTTGCTGTTTTTAAGTACTGCTCCAGCAATCAACTCGACTTCTCCTGTTTTTACAGCTCCAGGTGCCTGTAAATCTGGAAGGTATGTCTTAAGCATCTTGCTACCATCTACGGAAATTCCGTGGAATGCATCAAGTCCAAGTTTTGCTGCATAAATATCAGTTGTACCATACGTATCTGAACCCGGTGTTGATGTTGAAACAACATCTTCTGTAGTAGAACCGTTGTAATACTGTCCTGCATCCATAAGAATAATTCCATTGTATGTCTCTACAGTTCTACCGAAATCATCCTTATTTCTGTCATAATATCCTGCTCTACGTGCCGCAGACTTCACCTTTGTAAGCATCTTACTGTTCATCATTAACACATCTGGTTTTGCAGCCAATAATGCAATGAATGTATCTAATTCATCAAGCAATGCGTTGTAATTGCTGTCTAATAATGCAGATGTTGAAATGTCAATATCAGTTGTCATCTCGGTTGATTTTCCAGTTAAAATCTTTTTAAGTCCGTCAAAGGTATTAGGTACATATCCTGTACCAGTAGATGCCGATGTTCCATTAATAACCAAATTGTGGAAATAATTTGCTCCCGCTTTTGTTTTCTCTTTGATCTGGAAATTCATCTCATTAATAGCACCAGATGTCTGAGCGATCACACGGTCAATCTGGAAAGAGCCGCCAAGAATTACCGGACTTGCTGTACATTTGGTTCTCTTTGCTTCGTTTGGTGAATACTCAGAATTAATCTGACGTACCGCTGCGGTAGATGGTGTCTCTAATCTCTGATATCCATATACCAGATTGCTACCGCCTGTTGGTGAAATGGTATCATCAAATGTCAGTTTATCGAGCAGTATGGACGATCTTCTAAATTCATCGATCACATTCTGTTCTACTTTGTCTGCATAACCGACTTTTGCTTCTGCTAATGTTAATGCCATAATTATTCTCCTTTACTGCTTGTATTTTTCTTTTAATGCATCCATCAGAGAAGAAACTCCTTCATCAGATGTCTTTTTCACTCCCCCGATAAGATCAACTTTTCCTGCCGGTTTCGGTTCCGGCTCACCGAACAGCATTTTGCTGTCCTCTGCTTCCGTCAATGTCTTGATTGCTGCTGCAATGTCCTCTTTCTGATTTTTAGATGCTTTCAAGACATCAACATCCAAAAGAGCAGTGATCGCCTTAGCATTCTTACCATTTGCGGATGCAATACTCTCTTTGAGAAGATCATTGAAATCACGATCCGCAATCTCCTGCTGATGCGTTTCATCTTTGGTCTTAATATCTTTCTCAAGATCCTCAATTTTCTGCTTCATTCCGCTCACATCGGCATCTTTATACTCCTCCAGATCCTTTTTCAGATCTTTGATCGTAGTTTCCTGTGTCGCGGTTTTGGTTTTCTCAGCAGTCAGATCTGCCTGTGCTGTTTCCAAATCTTTCTGAACCGGATCAAGCTCCTCATGATGCATGTCCAGCACCTTATCGATCTGTTCTTTTGCCATTCCAAGTGCTTCTAATTCTTCTCTTTTCATTTTTTCATATCTCCTTTAACGATGATTTGTTTAACGTGGGAGAATCACCCACAGATAATTGCGGACAGTGGATTTGAACCACCACTATTGGCTAAGGAAACCAGTATGCTGCCATTACATCAATCCGCGGCATTAAAAAGAGCCAATCAATCAAGTCCTAATTTAAGACTTGACTAATCGGCTCTAATCGGCGCTATCGTTATTAAACTTTCTCGTTTGCAGTGCTTGCATTTGCACGGCAAATTTTTAACCTCGGTATCTTTATTGATTACCAAAAGGTGGCTCCCACACTTCGGACAAGGATACCAGATAAATCTACTAGGATTCAATATATCACCCCTAGTGATATTATATAACACTTTTTGCATGTTAGCAATGAAAAATAGTCATTCTATTGTAAATAGTGTTTTATATTCCTCTTATTCCTCCATAAATACAATCTTTTGTAGCACATTCTACAGCAATAGAATTTCCTCTTTTATCATAATTAATTATATTGCCACAACGAGGACATCGTACATCTTTTTGGGGATTATTAAGTTTTTCGTTTAATGCTTTCCGTTCTATATCATTCATCATAACCATAAATTATCCTCCTTGCATTCTTATTATACTTAACAGGAACTCCCGCTTCTTTTGCTCTGTCGTATGCATCAAGCATTAACATTCTTCTATCCATATCCGTTAATCCGGGCGCATTGATTGATGCAGAATAACTCGCCCTAAATTCATCTCTCCAATCACCAATCCTAAACTGTGATGGATCATTCATATAATGTCCGTAATATTCATGCGCCAAAACTGCTTTTTCTGACAATAAATCTCTATTGTTTGTTGATTCCTTATCAGGTATGATATCTCCCCTTATATGGATAATTTTAGTTCCATCAACAAAACCTGTCTGCGTTCCTGTATTAAAACTAAGAATATCTACTGGAATATCCAATTCATTTGCATATTGCTGTATTTTTTCAATTTGTTCATCTTCTAATACAACAAATGGACTCTGTCGCATTCCGTTTGCCATATTCCTACTATTAATTATACCACGATTTTTACTTCTTACAAATTTATTTTCACGCTGATATGTAACAGTTTTGACGAGATTACTCGTTCCAGTAACCAATCTAAGTCGGTTATCACGCTCTTTCAGTCCGGCAGCCTTTGAAAAGCTTTTATAATCTGCCATCTGTCCACGCAATTTATTCTGCAAATCCTGTGCATCGCCGCCAATACTTTTTATTGCTTCAATTTCTCTCTTAGTCGCTCTGATCTGCCGCTCCATCTGACGCTGTTTCTGCGTGGATTCATAATAAGTATAGGTCTTTCCACCGATTGTCCTTGGATCAGGTTCTTTTATATCCTCTGGGATTATAGATGCACCTTCCCAATATGGATAAAAATCATGCGTACAATTTGCTCCCTTTAATCCTGTGACAGTTCCATACCCTGTTTCTTTGACAAAATCCGGATATTTCTTGCTTTTTCCAGAATAAGAAAACACTTTATTCTGCCATACCGCATGATCCGGTCTGCTACCCATGTGCTGAGTTGTGATTACAAGGTCATGGTTGGAGTTTTTCAGATTTTCCTCCGTAATTTTTCCAGATAGCTGTGACATTCCAGTTCTGACAGCCATTCTGGCAGCAACGTCAAGTTGGTACGATCTTCCACTTTCATAGTCAATACTTCTCAATCCGCTCTGTGCTAAACGATGCACACAATCCTTGACTGCCTGGTCAAAAGAAAATGCTCCGGTAGATACCTTAATCAGTGCGAGATCCATCTCTCGCTGATACATATCCATTACGCCAGTTGTGCCAAGTGCTGTATTCTTAAATCCCATCGTTTTTGTCAGATTCCTAAGTGCTCCAGATGTTTGCAAAGAAGATGCCTTTACAAATTTGCTTAAGCTGTTCGGCTTTGTAAGATCTTCCCCCTGTTGTTCCCACATAGAAAGATCATTATTCCATGCCATATCGCCGGCTTCTGCTGTCAAAGTTTTTCCTACTTCCTTTGCAGATTCTATGGTATTATTAATAATCTGCTGCACCTCTCGCTTATATGCTATAGTGTTTTCTGCAACCGCCATCTGAAAATCTTTATCAGCACGAAGCATTTTCATGACTTCTACACGGATTTTATCCGCAGAAAATCCATTTTCTACCATTGATTTTGCCATAAGTTCCGCTGTTTCAGTATATCGTCCGGTTTTCTGCACTCTCCGGGCAATATCAGCTATGACCTCATCCTCTAAATCTTGGTAAAGTCCAATTATGTATTTATCCGATAAAACATCTATCTGCTGTTCTGATAATGCCCTTTAAATCCCCCCTAGTCATCAACATCGTCAATTGGTTCGTCTGTATATTGCATATATTTCTTAGCTTCATCCTCTGGAATATTATATTTTTCCATAATATACCAAACCTTTAAAATTGGCACTTCCGGGAATGATAATGCATCCGCTCTCATCGCTTCGAGTTTCGCCTGCTTATCTTCCACATAAGAGTCATCAAAACCAATTGTGATCTCTGCGTCTAAATTATATGCCGTATCATGATATTTATTTGAAAACCACATGACAGCTCTGCAGATATCCTGTATATATTCAGTGGCTACTTGTCGCTGCTTTCCAAGCTCCTGCATGGCATCCTGCCTTTCACCGAAATACTCAGTAGCCGTCTTAATCTGTCCATTTTCAAAGCTGTATTTTTTTGTTCCGTATCCAAAAGACATAGATAATAATGATAGTGCCAGTTCAATTGCTTTTGTAATCTGTTCTACTCGGATTTCAGGATTATATTCTTGAATAAGCCCCTTCTCTTCTGGAAGTTTTTCCCCTGTAAATACAAATAATTTTTTTTGTTCAGGAGTTAATATTGGATTTCCATCATCATCAAAAGCACAAAGTAATTCATTTATCAGTATAATTTTCTCAGACTTGTCCAAATCGCTAAACAATACGTTATAGCACAAATCTACAACCTTAAGTGCTGGAATTGCATTCCATAATTTAGGCAGTCCGTAGCCTTCCATATTATCCAGATTATTCACTTCAGCAACACGCATAACAGCAAACGGTTTCACATCACCAAGCTGCACAATCGTCTGTTTTCCAACTTCCTCATCTCCACGATCATTAAAAATATGTGTCTCCGCAGTATATAGATTATTCTCGCCAAGCAAGAATAACACGAGTGTTGTCTGCTTCTTTCCCTTGACCAGTGTACTTCCAGAAAATGCCGCCTCAACCACAATATCATTCTCCACAGTGAGTGGCGTAAACGCATCTGCTTCCACATAATTAAGCTTAATATCTCCACCTCTCACAGAAGAATCATCCATAATCGTTGCATTGTCCAAGCGGATATAACAGGCTACTGTACCATCCGCAGAGGTTTTTTCTAACTGTTTACGGTATTGCGTGTTGAAATTACTGCCAGCAAGCACCTTTGCTACAAAATCCGCTTGTTCCCCTTCTCCTGCATTGATCTCAAGCACCTCACAGAGATTAGCGTCATCAGAACAGCATCTTTTTGCAAAATTCAGTCTTGTAAGCTCATATGGTATCCCATTGATTGTTTTTCGCTTATGGAAATCACTTATCAATCGGTTCGCGTACCAGTCATCACATGCATGAATGATCGTTAATGCCTTATCATTTACATCGTATCCTTTTTTATTCAAAAATGCTTTTACACAATCCTCCATCTCTTCCTCCTATCTTCTGTCAAGATCAACATATTCAATAAAATCCAAAATTGTATAGTTCTCCGCATCCCACCAGTCATTGCAGTTTCCGATGTTTTTATCCTCTGGTATGTCCGGGTGGTCTGGATCCCATTTCAACTTACCGATCGCACTTCGTAGCTTTGTGCAATTCCGGTTTATCTTCCACCTTCCGGTATTCATCAGCATGTCATACGTCCGTGGTCTGTCTGATACTTCATTCTTCCTACAACCTTTAATATTCCGGTATGGCAGTCCTGCTTTTCTCGCAGCACTCCGCAGGCTGTTTATCATCGTTGTGCTTGCGCTGTCTGGAAATACCCAGTCAATAAATCCGTACTTTTCCTGGCAGTATTTGAAAAACTCTATAAACTTACTGCATATCGCTTCCGCATCGATGTCTGGAGACAGTTCCAGGTTTGATTCCTCCGCTGTCCTCAGATCATGATATCCGTGGAAGTAAAGCTTCAGCACAAAGGTTGTCATGGATCCGTTTCCACCGAAGTCTATACCCATCGTAATTTTTGATGGGCGGTGTAGCAGTTTGCCCTTTATATCACGTTCAAGCAGTGGATCTGTATCCTCATCATACAGATATGGTTCATTGTTCTCTGCAAACTTCCGGAAAATGATTCCTTCTGCAACTGCTCGTTCGCCTTTAATGTCACGTCTATACCACACAGTGCCTTTCTGATAGGTGCTAAGAACTTTTCTGATCTGCTCATCCGTCATGCTCATATTGTCCACCAGAGTGAAATGTCCGTAGTTATATCCGTAATCTGGATTTTTCTCCTGCTGTTTCTCGTGGAATTTAAGTATCTCTGTGTAATACCAATGCTCTTCCTCTTTCGGGTTCAGATCATGAAATATCTTACGGTCGGAGCATGACATCGTTCGGTCAAAGACCTCTTTCAAAAACTTCGGGTGGCATTCGTTCGCTTCTGTCACATATGCCATGCCGTAGGTATTACCCTTTATCAACTTCTCATCCCCGTCTTTACCTCCACCGGATATAAGGACAATCTTCTCCCCGGTTTTGGTCTGCACGTACACACAATCACGGTCTTTGTATTTACCCTCGCGGCTTCTGCCCTCGAAGTAATTGAGCAATCCGTATCCGTCACAGTCCAAGATATTAAGTTTCGCCGTTGCATTTGACACTCCGGCTACCAGATGAATTTTGTTTTTATGTGTTTCAAGCAGTGAGCAGAAGATCAGCGTTGCAAGTACGTTCTTTCCACCTCGCTTGCCGCCTTCTGCCACGTTGAACCAGCTAATCATGCATCTCTGCATATACTCATACTGTCTCTGGCTTAATGGTGCCGGTTTATTCATCCGCATCACCTTCTTCCAGATCAGATATACTCCGGTTTGCTACCGGGTGTTGCAAGATGTCCGCTATCGTCTGCATATTCTGCAAAATCTGTGCTCCAGAATTGTCGCTGACTTCGGCACGCTTTTTATCAAATTCTGCTTTATATTTATCATCTGGATGTACGAGGAAATACTTCGACAGCCAGTCAATAGCCTTTTGCTTATCTGCCAGTTTCACCGAAACTCCATCTTTTCCACGCTTAACTTCTTGGATGAGCTGTGTATCCGTGTTTTTAGATTCTTTCAGATCAACCACGCTAATCATATATGTTTCGTCTGTCTCTATATCAGTTACTTCTTTTTGCCCGAACGAGACATAATTTCCAATATCTGCAAAAGCAATACGCATCTGTAATTCTACAATATCATCTGCACCGGCTACTATCTGCTGTCGTTTGATTTCTTTCAAGCGTTCGATTTCTGCTCGAACCTTATCATTTGTTAGCAGTCGTGAACCGTTTGCAATCGCCGATTCATAACTACATCCATATGCTTTCTGGTAACTCTGTGCCGCATTAAATGTCCTACTGTAATATATACAAAACATCTGCTGTTCCGGCGTCAGATCATCATTCTGTAATGTTGCTTTCGTGCCATCATCTATAGGTGCTTCCTTCTTTGGTGCACCCTTGCTTTTTTGTGTGCACACCTTTTCTTCTTTGTGTGCACCCTCTCCTCTACTCCATGCATACCGTTTTTTCCAACTCTTGACAGTGTTGATAGTAGTTCCGTACTTCTCCGCTATATCCTTATATTTCATTCCTGCCATATAATCCTGTTCTGCTTTCTCGTAATTCTCCACTATCTCACTTCCTCTCTCTGCAATAAAAAAGAGCCGGACATACAAGACAATTCAGTCTCGTACATTCGGCTCTGATCGGCACTAACTGCTATTTATTATACCATGATTGTTCTAATTAGCAAAATTCATTTATTATACGTATCCGTTATAATTTTTAATATTTTTTTTCTATTTTTATAGTTTTCCTTACCTTTAAATTGCTCAATTATAGATTTTTGACCATCTTTAACTAATTGTTCATCGTACCAAATAATTGTTTCTAAAAACAGTCTATTACTAAATCCAACAATTAAAAATATAATAAAAATAGAACCAACAATAGTAAAAATAAGTCCTGTAAGATTCAAACAAACAATTTTTGATATTATAGATAAAATATACGATACACATATAATTCCAATTCCGTCTATTGCATATTGTCTTACAACTATAGTATTGATAGCTGGATGCGCAACACTTAAAAAAGTTTCACTATTTCTTAAGCTTGTATAACTTATTCGCAACACCGTAATTATTGCTACAATTGTTCCTATTAAGTTCAATAAACCAAGATATAATTCTAAAATGTCATTATAGCTCATATACGAATTCTCCTTATGTTTTTAATTTTGTTTGTATTATACCACGACAAACGCAAATGTTCAATTTTCCATTTATGCAGCCAAATTTGCCTGCATCCGATCCAGCTCAATATCGTCACAGATATAATATTTAATCGTCACATCAGTGCTTGAATGTCCTAATCTCTTTGATACAAACAACACATCTTTTGTCCGCCTATATTCTCTTGATGCAAAGGTCTTGCGAAATGAATGTACCGTGGCACTGAATTTACAACCGCCAGCAAGCGCAATCTCTTTGACCATATCCTCAATTGACTTATTGCACATCCGTCCTCTGCCACGTAAACCGATAAACACTGCGCCTTCCGTGCGATCTCCGATGTACTGTTGTAATGCCTGTTTACATCTCTCCGTCATAAAGCAGGTGCGCCATTGGCTTGTCTTTTCGCCCCAGATGTTGATTTCCTTTCGCGCAAAATCCAAATTATCGATGTCAAGATTAACAATCTCTCCGACACGCGGACCAGCTGAAAGCATTAACTCAAACAGAGCGTTAAGTCGCAGATCATGACCAATGGATAAAGACGCTCTGGCAATCTCTTCATCTGACAACCGTTCTTTTCTCTTTTGTGGCTGTCTGATTTTATCAATGTCTCTTGATACATCTTCCTCGATATGCTTTTTTCTGTAAGCCCATGCAAAGAAACTGCTCATATACTTTTGAATCGTGGAAGCATAAGCCTTGGAGATTTTATCCTTATGCAGTCTGGTGGCGATATAATCCATCACGTCCTGCCCGGTGCAGTTGTGATAGTTTAAGCCTGTTTCTGTAAAGAATTTTTTAATGATAGTAATATAAAGCTTAATCGTGCTCTGCTTTCTGCCGGTTGCTGTGAGGTCTATGATGTACCGCTTCATAATGTACTCGTTGTCGTACACGTCCGTAGATGGTAGCGTCTCTGTTGCGGTCAGATTAATATTGACCAGCTTAAAAGTAATCACAGTCTTAAGGCGGTCGATTCCCTCCGAAGTCAGATACCCAGACATTTCATAAGCAATATCATTGTATATCTCCTATTGATTCATGCTAAAAAAATCAAAAATGGCTCTTAATACTCGTCCAATTGTTAGCGGAATTATGGAAAGTATCCAAGCAATGATAATAAGTAATATTATCGGCCATAATGCTACCTGTGCCAGCGTATCCATCTCATCTACAGAATCATCTTCTAAGAATCCGGCAAATACGCATCCGATGAACGCATATATTATGATTCCTATAATAATCTTCATTTTTTCACACCTTCTTTCATCCGTTAAAGCTCAGTTTAAGACACTTTAAATCTGTCTCTCGACGCAGAACGGAACATCATAAAAAGCATTTCCGATAATGGTTTTTCCCTGTCTCTGCGTCTTGCCTTCTTAATTACTGTCAATTCTCTCCAGTTATTACGCCAACTGCTTTCTGTTGGAACAAGTACCCCTACAAAGTAAGGGATTTTATTTGAAACCGCCACATAAACTTCTTCCGGCATCACAAGATAATTGTAATCGCCTATAAAGTTCAAACCGTGTCCTGAATTGAAGTCTTCAATAGAAGATTTTACTTCATAACAATAGAAATCCCCTTTTTCAATTCCAGAAACTGTGTTATTAACAGGCTTAAATTTCATATAGTCCACTCTGATTGCATGTCCTGTAGCATAATCAAATGTGACCTCTTTAGCCATGTAAATTCTTGTGTCATTTTTAGGATTTATGTATTTTTCCAATGACATGGAAAGTTTCTTTGTAATTTCCGGTCGTTTACTCATCTCTACCTCCTAAATTCTAATTTATCTACGCAATCCATGCCTCCGGTGGGAGTGCATCTGTATATCGTTCAAATTCTCTCCATTCCTTGCTATACTCTGCATACCTGTCCTGCTCTGCGGCGGCTGCCTCATAAAGTTTCTCGATCTCTTTTACAACCTGCAAATGTCCTGAGTTTTGATCTCGCAAAATATCAATTGCTGCTTTCAAACTATCGTACCGGCTCCGTAGCCCGATATAAGCGGAATAAACCTTAAAACACTGTCTAGCCGCAGCAATCATTTCATCCTTCGTCATCTGTTTCAGTTTCTTTTTAGTTTCATCTTCTGCCCAAGAATCAGAACATCCTATTCCGAAGTAGTCCTGCTCGTATTCGTCAAAGCCAAGCAGTCCTCCGTATGTCTCTCCGGCTCCTACTGTAACAAAAAATATGTCGAAGCAATCCGGAATCCATTCATCTCGGATATCCTCAGACAATCTTTCGCATTCCGCACAGAGATCAGCAAAAGTCATTTTAAATTCATACGCTTCGTCTTCATCCCCGGACAGAGCATTGACAAGGCTATCATTCCCATCTTCGGAATCCGTGTACCAATGCACATCTTCGCAGGCTTCTTGGATGTCCCATAAATCCTGTTGGATGAAATCAAGGTTGAGATTTTTGACAATAGGTTTTTTATATCTCAGTTGTTTTGCCTTAAACCGTTTCGTTTCCTCTGCATCTACCATTTTCTCTACCTCCACTAAATTCTAAATTTTCTCCGGCAATGGCATCCATCCAAGGACTTCGGCATCCACAAGGTTGTTATATACATCGTCTGGATTGAAATGTCTGTACTCCCACCAACCTTGAGGTATAATGTAGCAATCCTCATTCTCATCGTATTCTCCATCAATATCTTCCCAATCCCATATGCTGTCATTCTCCAACATTGTTCCGTCTTCATATATTGCCGTTGTAATATGCGATTCTTCTCGGTTCTTGTACTTATAACAAATAAGGACTTCCACCTCACATTCTGGCAATCTGTCGGTTATCCATTTCTGTTCCATGTCTTACCTCCGCTAAAATTCTAATTTACATAAAATATTTCAGCCATTTTCATTCTGTTTTCATAATCTTCATTGGCTTTCTTAATATCCTGTGCACGGCAGATTGCTACATAATCTCTCAAATTATGTAAAGCAAGTCGCTTTGCCTTACTTGGGTTTGGACTTTTTCCGCTCACAATATCATTTAAACCCTGACGTGACAGTTCTGTTATCCTACACATCTCTTCTACCGAAACGCCGAATTTATTTGCAAATTCTTTCGTTTTCATATTGTTTTTATCCTTTCTCTTTACATATTTGCTACATTTTGTAAATTCTAAGTTAACTGTCCAAAGATTTTCTGATTTCTTCGGATAATTGTGTTTCTCTACCATACAGGTTTTCAATTTCCTCTGCTGCTTTTTCTAATAAATCTTTTATTTTTTTCGGCGTACCAATCGCCCGGTACTGCTGCACCTCTTCAATCGCATTGATTGCCATCTCTTTTGCTTTTACTGGTAAAGCCCCATGTGCTTCAATCATATTTAAAATACTAATTGCGTCCTTCTCGTCCATTTGATACTCCTTTCCAGATTGCATGCTGTCTGCACCATTCTTTATCGCCCTGCGTACACGGTACATCCATTTGTGCTTCATATCTGCAAAATTCACATGGTAAATGTTCCTCGCTGAGTAGTCTCTTAATATCTGCTTTTGCTGCTACAAGCTCTCTTTTATATTTTTTTGTGTTTTTCCGCATGATCCGTGCCTCCCATCTTCGCTACATACTGTCCGTATGTCATACCGGCTTCCCTTGCCTTTACCGCTATATCAACGACTGCTGCATTCGGCTTTTCCATGTGTACACCATGTTTCCGCTTTATATCCTTTTTCTTCCAGAAACTCTTTTTGCACTTATCGCTACAATACAGACGCTTTGATTTCGTAGCGTCAAATTCTTTCCCGCAATATTTACATTTCTTTTGCATCAAAATCCCTCATTTCTGTAAGACTTTCCGCATGGACGTCTTTTTACTGATGACCTCCAATGTGTCCTTGCTCTCGTATACGACCATCCAGTTTTCCGGTCTTAGTTTATGTTCTGAAATGATCACTTTCTGTGCTCTTGTCGGTTTACTTGGCTGTTTCATAATTCTCCTTTCTTCCGGAAGCCCCAGCTACGCTTCCGGAAATCCTCTGTCGACAGTTACGTGATATATTATTCAAAAGTTGGAAAATCCCATTTTTTATAGACAAGCCCATCTTCTGACCAGTCCGGGTACTGCTGCATGAGGTGCTCTTTCATGATCTCCAGCATTTCCGGCCGGAGTCCCAAGTTGCCATTATCGAGCAATCCGTGATGATAACGACAGCCAAGCACACCATTTTCCTCAATACCAAGTCCGCCCTGGCTTTTGTTTATGTAATGCATGATGTCCGGTATCCCTAGAAGCATTTCTGATCTGCACTTGTCCATATGGTATCCAAGCTTGCAGAACAGGCACTCATTACCATCCCTTTCTGCGATCAGTTCACAGGTTTCTTTTGGAAAATTGTAGTTGACCTTATTTTTTTTGCTTTTCTTCATTTCTTCACCGCCTGCTGCATCTGCTCAAATATTTTATTGTATTTTCTTTTTCTCCACGGCTTTGGTATTCTCACCCATGCCACCCATAAGAAAAGCCTGATCCTAAACATCATCCTCATCGGCATCTCCTTTGACCAGCTCCTGTAAAGTATCTTTTAAATATTCAACACGATCTAATATGGTTGCCAGCATTCCCTGTGGTATCGTATATTCCCAGTCATTTAGAGTTAAGCGGATAGCTTCAACTGTTCTCTTTGCATCCTCAATGATCTGCTGGTCTGTTTTCTTCTCCGGCATATACTCCGGATGGTTCTCAATCTCGTCCTGTCCCGGTATCTGCTCATTGGTATCCTGCTGCACATCCGGCTTTTCTTCCGGTACATCCTCTTCAACTGGTTTTGGATCCGGCGCTGGAATCTCCGGATTTACATCATTCAATGTCATTTCCTTTTTCTGCGCTGTTTCCGAAACGATTTCTTTTGATTCTGGCACGCTTTCCTGTGTTTTTGAAACGCTTTCCGGGATATTCTGCACGCTTTTCTCAGGTTCCGGTTTCTTTGGAACGATAACCTTACTTTCTTTTCTTGGTGCCACCTTTGGTTGTACCGGTGCAACTGCTGCATTTTTCTCTGCCGGAAGTTTTTCACCGTAAAGGCTCACCCATGCATTTCTCCATGTGTCTGTATCTGGCAGCATTTTCTTAAGTGCATCCTCTAATTCCTGCTTTGTGTAGGTTTCATTCGCAGAGGAATCCCTGATATTGATCAGTTTTACCGTGTCCTCTTCCGCTTTCATGCTCAACATGCATCTGCCGGCTCCCGGAATGCGCACAATATACATCGCCTTTTCATCCGGTATCAGATTCTCGATAAAGTGTTTCCCTGATTCTCCGTTCTTTACTGCTGATTCCCACAGTCTCTTGTAGACTTCCGGTGCGTCCTTTCCAAGTTGGTACACGGCTTTTTCAAGATTTGTGTCAAATGACTGCTGCACGCTGTCCTTTTCTTCCAGCATGACCTCTATATCTGTCGTTTTTTTCTCTTCGTCTATTTCATCTTTTACCTGTTGCACCTCCGATTTACTGAAATCCGGTGTCAATTCCTCATTTACGCTGTCAGGAAGGGAAAGCATGATTGACAATTTTGCATACCCGAACCCCTGATATTCCTCTTTCAGCTCCGGCGCATATCCGCCCTGTGAGAACTTGTCATTGATGTGGATGAACCGGCTTACCTGCGTCTTGTCAATTCCGTATTCTGCGCGCGCAAAATCTACTACGTTGTCATATCCGCTTTCCGCTAAAATGCTGGTATCGCGCGCCACTTTTAATAAATATCCGATGCGCACAAATCCCTCTGCCGTTTTCTTAAGCTCTGTGTCCAGCTCCTGCTTGTATTCCTGATATGATCTGTATTCTATTACCTGTTCCATTGTTCTCCTCCTATACAACTTCCATGAAATCGTTTTCCAGTGCATCCGCCAGCAGTGTTCCCTGCAGCCTGCCATGCCAGATCAGTTTCTTTTCTTCTCTTAACTGCTTATATCCATCTTTTCTTGCCTTGTCGCTCTTTTCTGCCAGCTTCTTATCTTTCGCAGACAGATTTTTCTTTACCCACTGCTGCCATTTTTTCAAAAACGGCATTGCATCATCCAGATCCTTATAAGCTTCATTCAGCACTGATTTTTTCTGTCTTATATTTCCTCCCGGCTCTATCTCCAGTGTGTACCACGGCACATCCGGCTTTTCTGTCCTCCGCAGGAATAACAGATATGTCTCCCTGATATCCATCCGCTGGAAATAAATGTCGCATGTATGGATGCAGTGTTTTAAAACAATGCCTTCCTCGTAAATGTCCTTAATGCTTCCCGGCGATACGATGCAGTATCTGCCGTCACTGTATTCATATTTTTTCAGTTCCCCTGATTCCAACAGTTTCTTTGCATTTTTGAATTTCTTTTCCTTTTCCCGGATCTCTTTTGCTGAATCCTTAAGTGATATCCTCGCCACCAGTTCATTGTGTGCCACTGTGAGGTCTTTCGGTTTTAAAAGCAGTTCTACCGTGCAGTCCATTTTCATTTTCTGCATCATGTCCACATAATCGCACCAGTCACTCCACAGGTAACACATATTCTCTTTTCTTCCAAGTAATCTTCTGTACTCCTGCTGCTTTCTCAGGTAGTTGCAGACTTTATGCATGGACAGATATTGAAAAGGATTTTTGCGTTTTGTGTCTTCCGGGTAGATGTCTGCCTCGCATAAGGTCATGATGTCCTCATCCTGGTATACGGTGTTGTTTCTCTTTTCTTCCTGCAGCCACCTCAAAATCTTTCCGTCCCCATTTATATCCTTTAGTCTTTTTAATCTCCCCTTATCAATGCAGAGCATCTTTCCAAGTTCATGTGCATTGATATTTTTCTCTGTATTTTTATATCCCCAATCATTGAGGAAATACCTTCCCAGCATCGTGAGTCCTGCTTTCATGCACATCTCTATCAGAGGCCTTTCTTTTTCTTTCTTCAGATAACGCCCGATATCTTCCACGCATCCACTTTTTACTGCGATAGGATAGGATGTCCTGGAGTGTCTGAATACGTTTGAAAGATTTCTTGCATACACCATGCTGCCGTCAGACGGAACACAATACAAATCTGTTTCATGCCAGCACATTTTTCTTCTTTTATATTCTCCGTACTCGTATACCTCTACCACACCCGCGCTCACAATCTGCCGGTGTGTCTCTGATTCCCAGAAGTCACACTTGTTTACACCCAGTGCATTCATTGTATCCGTTCTTCCTGCTACAAACCTGCGCTGGATGAGTCCGTCTTTATAACGCTGGATGTATGTAAACGCCCTGCACCGCACATGTACATCATTTTTCTTTTTTGCACGCGAAACATAATTTATAATTCTATGGCATACCGGGCATTTTCCCAGCATGTTGTGTTTTGGTTTTACGTCAAGCTGTACCGTTTTCAGGCAGGATGTGCAGTACCCGGTCTTCGCACCGGCGCCTTTGTAGTAAATAAAATTACTTCCGTCAAAGCCGTTATGCTCATACCAGTCCCTAAAGCCTTTCGGCGGCTCGCCCACAGGCTTCATCACTTCATCCCACCGGTCTGTCAACTTCCTAATCCGCTCATCTTCCCTTCTTTTTTTACACCCCTGCTGCCATTCCATGATCCCGGCACTTCCTGCCTGCTTGGTTTTAAGCAGTTTTTTTATCGTATATAAGCCCCCAGCATTAAAATACATGTATGTATCGTATTCTCCGTTATACCAGTAGCCTTCTTCCAGGTTGTCGATCATTGCTGTCCGCCACTTATAGGTTCCATCATCCTGTCTTTCTCTTGTGGTATAAGTTTCTCCTTCATAGTTGATGAAAATATCCCATTTTGGTACTAGGATGTTCTTATCCAGATCCTCCCTCGTGCAAATGGAGACTTTTAATATTCCATCGAGCTGCTGGCATCTCGCTGCAAGCCAATATCTGTATTTATGCTGTTTACCGTTCCAGTCATTTTTCCTTCCCGGCATCCGTAATGCCTCTATCATGCTTTTTGTTGCGTTCAGCGTCCGCAGATTTTCCAGTTCTTTTTTATTCATCGTGTACCGCCTTTCCGTCTACACCATAAAAAACATCTTCCTCGAAACCATCTATCCCGATCTCATATACACCGGCATCTGTTATCTCTCCGGCTCTGTTATCTTTTGCTATGTAAAGCAGATCACCTTTCTTTCCTCTGGCTTTCGGATGTTTTCCTCTCACGATCACATACCCTGATCCTGCTGCATCCCCGGTTTCTTCACGTACAACTGACGCCATCTTCGCTTTTGGATGTCTGGACATCCAGATAAGACCTCTCATGTACATCTCTGTTTTTGACAGTTCTCTCATGAGCGTGATCTCCGGTGCGGATATCCTGCTGTTCACTCCGTCCTCGTCAATATTGCCACCAAGTTCCACCAGAAAATAGCGGTCATCCGATTTGTTATAATAACTCAATACCCCCAGTGGATTGTCTGTTGCATGAAATCCATCTGCACCACAGTGTGCATTTTCTTCTGTATATTTCACTCCCTGCTCATACTGGAATGTTCCTTTTCCCATTGTGCATGTAAGATTGCTGTTAAATCCTTTATATGCAAGCATCTTTCTACTCTCCCAAATAATACTTTCTGGCTATTTTCCTGACTTCCATTCTGCTTGGAATGCCGATGTAAAGCGGTCCGTTGAAATTTTCCAGTTTTCCGTTGTGTTTTACTTTTGTGATCTTAAGGATCTCGGCACTTACCGGTACTTTATTCTCAAAAGCGTACTGGATCAGCTTTGCCATGTATTCTTTCAGGTATTTTCCCTTTTTTCTGACTGCTGCACAGAAAGCTTTGTCTTCCGCACATTCCTCTATCACAGTGTCTTTCCAGTCTGACATGATCCCATCAATGCCCAACGCCTTGCTCTCAACTGCAATCTTTCCCTCCGCCGCCATCAAGGCACTTGCCAGCTCCGGCACAATGCCGTCTGCATAATCTTCTGCGTCTTCTGCATCCAGACCATTCTCCACTGCCAAAATCTTAAGGCTCTCCAGGTCTCCCTCTGCCTTTAATCCTTCCGCGGTCATGTTCAGCTCTTCCACGGAGTCAAATTCTCCAAATCTTTCAAATAATGCCATAATTTATCTCTCCTTCATTTTGATTTCCTGCCGTAAACTCTCGGTATAAGCGTTTGTCTCGTTCAATAATATTCTGACAAGATTTCCCTGCATGAGCCTGTCCAGTTCCTGCCATTTATCCCGGTTCTTGATTTCGTGACCATCCGACCTCGTCCAGTCGTTCTGTTTCCAGCGTTTTACATACTCTGCTTCCTCATATCCGCTGTACAGGTACTTAGATTCCGTGTAGACGGTCAGTATACAATTTTCTCTCATCCGGTGCAGTGCCTGTATCAGGGCTTCCAGTGTGGAACGGTTCTCATTCATCTGTTGCACCGGTACAACTTCCCTTATCACCGCTGGGTACTTGCAGTTTTCCTTATAGTATTCAAGCGCATATCCTATATGTCCGTCCTGCTGCCATCTGCCTCTGATCCCGGTCACTATGTAAATGCTCACTTCTTTCATCCGCTGTCACCTTCTTTCAATCGGATCATCGTGTACCTCCTGTATTTATATCCTGTTACCGGATTAATTCCCTCATGGATCTGTGATATGTAATAGCCCTTTTTCGGTTTCGGCTCTGATTTCCACCGTACCAGCTTGTCCACCTTCGGCTCTGGTAGCGGCATATTCCGGCTTGAGTGATAATTGGATTCGCTGATACGTGGTTTTGCCGGGCTTCCATCCGATTTCTTATCTGTTGTATGTTCATCCTTGGTCAAGTAGCTTGATAATTTTGAAAAATCTTCGTCATAGTATTTACTGTTCCTGATCTCGATTGACCATGTGCCGCCCTTCGTCCAGGCTCTCTGTAAAATACTCGCTGTCTCTCCGATCTCATTCACGATCAGATGGATATGCCACGCTCCCTTTGTTCCCCTTTCAATATTCCTGATCCAGAACAATTCCTGTCCTCGCTTCTTATATTCCTTTCTCACGCTCCGCATTGCTTTCTGGAAATCTTTCAATGCTCCTGCCATATCCAGCGGTCTATTCTTCACCTCATATGTCCATGTTGCAAAACAGTCGCCGGGAGAAAAATACTCCAACAGCTTCCACCTACATCGTCTTGCCTTATTCCACGCATTGATCTTCTGTATCTGCTCTTTGGTCGGATTCTTTTTCTTCTCTCTCTTGCATCCCGGTGCTCCATATCTCCCATCGTGGTATTCTTCCACATCAATGATCTTTCCACCTTTAAACCTGTGCTGTTTCCTCTTTGTCATATCCCCACCGTGTCCTAAGTTTAATATCTTTATCAAGGCTGAAACGGAGATGAAAAATCCCCGTTTTTCTTGCGTTTTCAGGTTTTTTGTGGTAATATAATTACAGAGTTTATGCGTGAAAACAAAACTCCTGCGATTAAGAAATGGCCGTTTCTTAATCGCTTTTTCTTTTTACCACTGCCATGACATCCTCATACGTCATGCGCTGCATGTCAAAGCCTCTCCTGATGCTCTCAAACCCTGCCCTGATACATTGTTCTTCGCTGAACAGTCCTTCTATTGGTTCGTCTCCCTGCCTGTCTCCAAAAAGCTCTGTGCGCTCTTTCTCCGGCAGCCTTACGAACACTGCGACTATCCCTGCCCTTTCCCTTATCAGCTTTGCTTCTGCATATTCCTTTTTTCTGTAATGATGCTGGAATATGTCAGCCTGCAGGATCAGTTTTCTTTTTAGGTCTGCATCCTGTATCATCTGGTCCACCTGCTTTCCTGAATGCTTTCTTCACTTTTTGCTCATTGAACATCTCTAAGAGCCTGTCCAGTGCTTCCCTGTCCATCTCAATGAAGCCGGCCACAAACACTGTGTTTATGTAAGTCCACTTTGCCCTACAGTACTCGCCTGCTGCCATCTCACTGTCGAATATATCCGGCTGTTTGAAGATCTTTTCCACAACCTCAGTCACGGTCAGCATAGAACACCTCCGTTCTCATACGGTATCTGAAGCCATACAGCTTTTCTGTGTTAAATTCTTCCTCGACTTCTTTACACATGGTCTCGTATTCCTCTTCTGTGATCACTTTCATTCCAGACATCAGCGTGAGCATTCCTGTTAATTCGTGCCGGTATCCCTCTACATATTCTGCCTTTATTGATTCATCAACCTTTATCTGCTTTAAAAATTTGTGGTAAATCTTGAACCATGTTCTATATTCCGCTATCATTTTTTCTTGTGTAGCTTTTTGTTCCATGTATCCAGTCCTCCATTATTTTCTGTCTGCGGTCTGTACGGATCTGCTCTAACACAGCGTCTATTCCGGTACGAAGTGCCGAATCATAAATGTCATTCATAGACAATTCCAAATTTGGATGTTCCTGCTTCATTTGCTTTATAAAATCCTGGATCAGTGCTTCCTCATGAGGACTAATCTCCATCTTCGCTGCAATCTTCATAGTCTTCTCCTTTCGCTGCTCTATAAAGCAGGTAAAAGCCTATCAGGGCAAACATAACCAGCTGTTCGCAACTGCCAATTGCCACAAAAAGCATTCCTACGCCTTCTAAAATTTTCTTTTTCATAGCTTGTCCTTCCGCCACTTCCTACGTGGCAACTTTCATCTGTTTTTCCTTATCCTTTTTTTCCTGGGCAAGCAGAAGCCTTACGGCTGCATCATTCAACCGCTGATGCCGCTTTTCTTCCTCTTCCGGTGTGAGGATTGGAACAAGGTTGATATTTGTACCGTTCGGGAATTCCTGAATTACTCTCTTATATTCCATACGCTGCACCTCCTGTTCTTATCTAATGCTTTAAAAGTTGTCCTTGACACTCTTTTTATTAAATTATTTTGGTGTTACAATCTCCTTACAGGACATTGCCGTGTCCGAGTATTATGAAAGGAGACTTCATATGCAATTTACAAAAGACACTTCAAAAGTTTTGACAGTAATATATAAAATGTATTTAGAACGTAGAAAAAATGGTCAGTCCAAATCATCTGCCAAAAACTTTGATTTAGAATTTTATAAAGGCATTTCCTGTCTATCATCTTGGTCAGAAGATGATATTACCGATTCTTTATCTGAATTAAGAAAAGCTAATTTTATCAAGGAATACATTTCTGGTGATTTTGTACTCCAAGATGCTTTGATAATTCACATGGAAAACCGCTTTAAAAATGGACTTTCCGAAGTATCTAAATATCTTGCTGACTTAATTGCAGACATTGTTACCGGTCTTGCTTTCTGAGCTTGCTTGTGGAGCTTCGTATATCTCGTTTTTTGTGATTTCGAGGCTCCATTCTATTCCATCAGCTTCAAGTCTGAGGTTTGTAATCCCATCCATTGGCTTTCCATTTAGCAAAAAAATTTTTCTATTCAAATCTATATATAGAGACTTGAACTCTTGTTTAATCGGCAATCCTCTCACTCTCCTTTCTGTCCTACTTATTGGACCGGTGTTGTGATAATTATTTTGACGGAATGGTTTTCCGCTCATTTTCAAACTTAATAAGATCTTCCTCATAAACTCGGTATTCCCTCCCTAGCTTGATTGCATTAAGTTTTTCTAGTGTTGGTTGGGACGATAATATTATGGAAGTCCATTTTCACGTTTATATCCTGTACCTTCTAAAATTACTCTGACCTTTTTTAATTCCATCATCTTTCATCTCCTCTTACTGTATATTTACGGTTTTATCGTAATCTAAGGGTAAAAAAATAATCTGCCTGTACTGGATGCCGTAAGTTTCTTCTATTTTTCTTAATACCGGAATATCCGGATAACTTTTTCCCCGTTCATAATTTCCCAGTGTATCTGTACTCACTCCGATCTTTTCTGCTGCTTCTGACTGTTTTAAGCCATTAATCTCCCTTGCCATTTTTAAAGTTAACTGCATGTCTTTATCAATTTGCACTTTTATCATCTCCCATCTTTACTTTTTCTGCTATTCCTGCTATAATTTCTTTATCACTTGGGCGGCTTAGCAGGAATGTTAAGAGCACCGCCCTTGTGTGTGTCTGTTATCTACGCCCTGCTTTATTTTATTGAAGCAGGGCTTTTACTTTTTCTTTTGCGTTCTCCAGATCCTCGCTTTCTGTAAGGATTGCAAGGATTTTTCTTGTCTGATTTTCTTCTACAGTTTCTTTCAGTAACTCTGCTAAGTTCATGTCGTCTTTCTCCATAATTAACTCCTTTCCTGCTATCTCCTTGGTACGATATTATATTACTACGCTTTAATCGTAATGTCAACGCTTTTTTCGTAATTTTTTAATTATATCTTGTTTTTTTTACGGTTTAATCTTATAATGGTTACACATAATAAAATAAGAAACGGAGGTAGTACATGAGTAATAATCTTGGTAATAAACAAATAATGGCAAAAAATATATTATATTACATGGAAAAGCGTAATAAAACACGTCAGGAAATGTGTGAAGCTTTAGGTGTTAAATATACTACTTTTACCGATTGGGTTAAGGGAAACTCCTATCCACGTATAGATAAAATTGAATTGATGGCCAATTACTTCGGTATCTCGAAAGCAGATCTTGTTGAGGAACATTCTTCTGCCCCAAATATTTCTGGCTTTCAACTTGTGCCTGCTGAAATAAATCTTTTGAAAAAATATAATGGTCTTGATTCCTATGGAAAAGAAATGGTTGATCTCACTCTGGATAAAGAAACCGAACGCATTGAAAAATACGGCAAGCTCGGCGAGTCTTCTCGTCCTGTTACTGCTTTTCCAATGCGTCTGATCAGCTACTATTTTAAAAATGCCTCTGCCGGAACAGGTCAGCTTGTGATCGATAATCTTCCGGATAAGGATATTGAAATTCCAGATAAACCGGAATACAGAAATGTCAGCTATGCAATTGGCGTAAATGGTTCCTCAATGGAGCCTGCATTTCAAGATGGAGACATTCTCCTCGTTGAAGCTACACAAGAGATCGAAGTTGGAGACATTGGCATCTTCCAGATCAACAATGAATGCTTTGTGAAGAAGCTTGGTGAAAAGGAATTGATTTCTTTGAATAAAGATTACAAGAACATTCCTCTGGATGAGACTGCTGCCACTCTTGGAAAAGTAATTGGTAAACTTTAAAATGTTTGGGTGATAAAATGTTTTTTGAAAAACTATTAGATAAATTTAAAACCGATAATTTAAAATTAATAATGACTAACTTTCCAAAACGTACATGGGACGATATTGAAACCGCAGTTCCAGACGAATGGGATTTAAAAATGGTACACGATGCTAAAAACAACCCAGACTGCAAAGAATTCATTTCATCAGAAGATGCCATGAAAGAACTTGGAATTGATATAACAAAAAATATTATTTAGGAGGTTTTTATGGGATTACTTGATATATTTCGAATTTCTCAAATAAAAGAGGAAAATGAGCGTTTAAAATCTGATAATGCAACTCTACAAGCTAAAATAAATTCTCTAGGAGTAAATGAATACTACGAAACCAAACAAAAAATTGAGGAACTAGAACATGAAGCTTCTACCTCTTTAGAAAAAACAAATTCGGATATTGCATCAAATAACACAATTATTTTCAATTTGAGGCAAGAAATTTCCGAACTAGAAGAAAAAAATTCTAAACTTCAAAAATCAGTTGCTTCTCAGGAACGAAAAGTATCAAAATGTAAAGAACTATATAAAAGTATTGATTACGCAATTAATAATTTTTTTAATTTAGATATTCCATATAGCAATTGTAAGCTTTCCACCAAAGATTTTGATGATCTAGAACTTATTTCACCTTCTGTCACATTAAAATTACATTGTATGGATGTGAAAAGCTTAAGAAAAGCATATAAAGAAAATGAAAAACAAATATCTAAATTACTCGACCAGTACTCCTCACGTTATACAACTAAAGCAAATAAGTCCATTTACAATCTAATGGTCATAGCTTTACGTGCTGAAATTCAAAATATTTTATATAATTTGAAATATGAAAAACTTGAAAAATCCATTGATGACGTGAAAACTATTTCGGCGAAATACCTAAAAATTGCAGGAGAAGGAAACCAAAGTATAGCCGGTACTTTAACAAAGTTCATTGGCGAAATTGAATATCTTTTTATAAATGCTGTAAAAATTGAATACAACTATTATGTGAAAAAAGAACAGGCTCGTCAGGAACAGCTTGCTATACGTGAACAAATGCGCCAAGAAGCTGAAGAACGAAAAGCTCTGGAAATTGAACGTAAAAAAATTGCTAAAGAAGAAGAAAAATATAATAATGAAATTTCAAAAATCCAAGAAACTATTGCTCAAACCACTGATCAATCAGACTTAGAAAAATTAAAAGCAAGGATTCTTGAATTACAAAAGCAATTGGGACAAGTAATTATCAAAAAAGAAGAAATTACCAATTTACAAAATGGTAAAGCTGGTACTGTTTATGTAATCAGTAATCTTGGATCGTTTGGAGAAGATGTATTTAAAATCGGTATGACAAGACGCCTTGATCCACAGGATCGTATTAATGAACTTGGAAGTGCCAGTGTTCCTTTTAAATTTGATGTACATAGCTTTATCTTCTCTGATGATGCTGTCTCACTTGAAAACAAAATGCATCAGATATTGAACGATAGACGAGTAAATAAAGTAAATCTTCGAAAAGAATTTTTCAAGATATCAATCGATGAATTAGAGACTTTGGTCGAAGAAATTGATCCTTCTGCGGAATTTAATAAAACAATGATTGCAGAAGAGTTCAGACAATCTATTTCTTCTGATGAAGTTTACAGTTCAGATTATTCCTTAGATGATGATCCAGATGATGAATAAACAAAAACATACTATAGTTGCACCGGTGCAACTGCTGCACTTTGAAATTTTTTTTATTATTTTAAAAGAATACTTGACAAGGCTTTTACATATGCTATAATGTAGCTAATTAGCGAATGGCTGGTATCCGGTCACAAAAAAGCCTTGAGATTTATTTCTCGGGCTTTTTTTGTATTTGAAAGGAAATACTTATGGATAATATGTATCATTACACAACTACAGAACAACAAATTCAAAAACTCAAATCTCAGTTATTAACATTTGAAAATGAAAAAATAGCTGCACAAATTCTTCAAACGTATGGATACTATAATATTATAAACGGATATCGTGATCCTTATATAATTCGCGAATACGATACAAAAAAATATTGCCCTGATGTAACTTTTGAACAAATCTTTTCTTTATTTATGCTGGATCATGAAATCCGCAATGCTATCTTACTTTCTATGATTGATTTGGAAGAACATTTAAGAGCAGTTGTTGCAGATATCATCGCTGAAGACTTTGGAAGTGATTATAAAAAATATCTCGCAAAAGATAACTATCGTGATCGTGCTGTATCTAATCCAAGATTTAGAAGAAATCTGATATTAGAAGGAATAAGAAAAACTGCTGAATGCTCCAATACTCAACCAATTAAATATTACCGCGAGCAACATGGCATTATTCCACCTTGGATATTATTAAAAGGTATCAACTTTGGAACACTTGTCAATTATATTCGTTTTTTCAAATCACCTCAAAGGAATAAATTGATCAAAAAACTTTATGGCGATGTTATAACTGGCGAAAACATAGACGAATACAAAGATTTCTTATCAGATACATTATTCACTTGCCTTGAATATAGAAATCTTGCTGCTCATGGTGGTCGAATTTATAACTATATACCCAATACGAATATCAGATATTTTAATGACTCCGATACTAAAAAGGGACTTCCTCAACTATTATATATTTTAAGCCAATTTAAATATCAGAGACCACATTCAACATTAGATTCAGCTTTAATCGATGCTTTAAATAATTACTGTAGTGCATATCCAAATGATTTGAAACGCATAGAAGCTTCTACTGGTTTTACATTGTATAAAGAAATTCAAGTATGGATAAATCCTAATTCAAAAAAATATCATGCAGATCAACACTGCAGCGGGACCCAATGTACTATGCGTCTTGAAATTAACATGGCAAAAAAATTAGGATACAATGCCTGCCAGCGCTGTTGTAAAAAATTGCTATAGATACTCTACCTATAAAAAACCGCCCCACTCTACCAAAGCAGGACGGTCACACTTCCGAATGATACGAAAGCCCTAAGCAAGCATATTGTATCATTCGGAGCAGCCAAATGCAAGCGGAACAAATGTTCCTTGCTGGCTGTTATTTTTATACCCATTTTTCATATATTTTTATGAGGGAGTGATACTATGTACGAATTAACTCAATCAATGGAATCCTTAAGTGTAGACGAAATCATTGTCTATCTGCGCAAATCCAGATCAGACAGTCCTGAAATGTCTGTTGAGGACGTTTTAAAAAAACATGAGGAAATGATTCAGGACTATGCCAATACTCACTTTGGCTCTCCTATCCCGAAAAAAAACATCTACCGTGAGGTGGTATCCGGTGAGACAATCGACTCCAGGCCACAGGTTAAGATCGTTCTGCAGAAAATAGAATCTCCACAGATAAAAGCTGTTCTCATCGTAGAGCCACAGCGTCTTTCCCGTGGCGATCTGGAGGATTGCGGCCGGCTTATTAATATCCTGCGCTACACAAATACCATAGTTCTCACCCTCACGCACTCATTTAACCTCCAGGAAGAATATGAACGCAAATTTTTTGAAATGGAGATCACCCGAGGTAATGATTATCTGGAATACACCAAACGTATCTTGAGGCGTGGTCGGGAATCCTCTGCTGCCAAAGGACATTATATCGGCTCTGTAGATCCTTACGGCTACCGCAAGATTGTGATTAAAAAAGATGGTGTCAACTGCCACACGCTGGAAATCGTCCCGGAGGAAGCCAATGTGGTCAGGCTGATCCATGAGTTATACGCTTATACTCCTGGTGGTATCGGTTTTACAAATATCGCACATAAGCTTGACAGCATGAATCTGAAACCGAAAAAGGCTGCACACTGGACACCAGCAATTATCAGTTCGATTCTCTGCAACCCTCTCTACCTCGGACTTATCCGGTGGGATACCAGAAAAGTTGTAAAATACATCAACGACGGACAATTGGAGAAATCACGTCCGAGAAGTTCGGATGTGAAATATTATAAAGGGCTGCATGAGCCGATTATCTCACAGGAATTATATGATGCATGCATGGCAAGGCGCGGAACCAACCCAAGCCTCCGACGTAATAAGGCATTATGCAATCCATTTGCCGGTCTGCTCTACTGCGGCACCTGTGGTCACGCTATGTCTCTTAAGATATATAAGAACCATAATTCCGTTTCCCAGATCATGTTATGCAACCATCAGTCATACTGCCACACAAAATCAGTGCTTTATTCTGCCTTTTTAGAGCGTTTTATCTCTTCTATGGAAAATACTATACATGACTTCGAATTAGCGCTCCTTGCCGACGATGGCAATGCACAGGCGGTAAATCAGAGTATCGTTGCAAACCTTGAAACACGTCTTAAAAAATTGCAGGAAAAAGATATGAGACAGAAAGATGCTTATGAGGATGGGATTTACTCAAAGGAAGAGTTTCTGGAAAGGAATATTAAAACCCAGCAGGAAATCGCTTCTACGATCACTGCTCTGACTGCTGCAAAAGAGACAAAAGAAAACTACGTTGATTATGGGGAGAAAATCCGGCGTTTCCGTGACTGTATCAATGCCTTAAATGATCCGGAGCTGTCCGCCACGGAAAAGAACCAGTTTTTAAAATCCTGCGTTTCCAAAATCATATATTATAATAATATGGAGTCAAAAGCAGGTGTCGGACGATACGTTGAGAATGTTTTTTCCTTAGAAATCCAATACATATAACCATTTCCAACATCTATGTGCTGATGAATTAGCGCATCTGGAA